CCCCGCGGGCCAGGAGATCAAGCATCGACCACCAGCGCGCGCGGAGGTCGGCAAGCTGGGCTTCGGGGGTCATCGCTCCACCCCCTCACACCACGGCCATGCGACAAGTTGAGACCTGTTCCAACCACGTGTTTCGGGCATCTGGGCAACTCGTCTCGTCGCAGCACCTATAAAGAGGTGCTGCGACAAGACAAGTTGCCCCCCAGTTTTGCCTTTCGTCGCGCGACAAGTTGAACTTGTCGCGCGACAAGTTGAGGCAGTGCTGGTTTCCGTCTCAGTCCCAAACGAAGTCATCGTCCAGGTACCCAAGTCCCCGGTCATCAGGCTCCTCCCTCCCCTCGATGGCCTGCTCTTCACCTGCGATGGCGTACTTCCTGTCCGTCGTTTCCCCGGTTGCCGCAATCTCATTCCTCCGCAACAACTCCTTGAGCAGCCGGTGGACCGTCGAGCGGTGAAGCCCCATCTCCGCCGCGATTTCCGACGGTCCCATCGGCCCCCGCTCCCGCAGCAGGTCGAGCACCTGCTGCTCCCGCGGGTGGACCGTAGTCACAACGTCCTGCAATGGGTCGAGAGGACGGCACACCAGCCGGTCGTCCTCGCCTCCGATGACCCAGACGTGCTTCGGCTCCAGCACGCCTGGGCGGTTCTTGTGGCGCTTGAGCTCAACCCGCCCGAGCGTTTGGCGGTCGAAGTCGATCACCTTGTCGACGTACCAGAGGACGTCGGCCTTGGCCTTCTTGGCCCTGGAGCCGACGCTGTAGCGTGTGTTTTCCGTGGCCTTGGTCACGTGGTCGATGAGGACCACAGCCGGGGCGCCGGGTGAGCGGGCCATCATCTGTGGCACGCCCAGCATCCACTGCGTGACCTCCGCGCCCTTGTTCTCATCGATGCCAGCGTTGGCCATGAGGTCGGTCAGCGAGTCCATGATGATGAGCTGGGGCTGGAATTCGAGGATTTCGATGGCAGCCTCCTTCCACGCCTTGAGGTCGAGGCTGGGGAAGGCGAAGTAGCGGAGCTGCTGGTCGACCTTCTCCGGGTCGGCCCCCATGTCGCCGAGGAGGCCGCCGATTTTCGCGGGCCCGGACTCCTCGTCCACGATGACGACGCGCCCGCCTGCCTCGATGACATCGAGCGCCCAGCGGAGCGCCAGGATGGTCTTGCCGCTCTCAGGCTCGCCGTACACGATGTGGATCAGGCCGGCGATGACGTGCCCATGGATGACCCAGCGGATGTCCTGGACTGCCTCGCCGCTGACGTAGGCGCCGAGCGGTGTGGCCTCGAACTCGTTCCGCGGCTCCTCGCCTGGTCCGGCGATGGCGAACCGTCCCTCGGCGTAGCGCGAGTAAGCGGAGATGACCTTTCGCCTGGCTTCTGCCTCGGGGAACGGGGGCTTGCACTTTGCCGCCGCCTCAAGGATGAGTTTCATCGCCATGTCGATGGGCACATCGAGAGCTCGGAACTTGCAGGCAAGCTTGAACAGCGACCAGTCACGCTCGCCCTCCGGGATTCCCTCCAGCGCGACGGCAAAGCTGATCTTGTCCTGCCGATCGATGGGCGGCGTATCGAGCCGCACCACGAGGTGCTCCTGGAGCGGTTCGGGCAGCTCCAGCAGGTCCCGCTCATCGGGGCCGTAACCGGCCTCCCACTCGTACCGTCGGCCTGAGGCGTGGAGGGATGGCGGAGCCACGACGTAGCCGCCGTGCTGGCTGGTGAGCCCCCCGTTGGCCCGCACGTCGATGCCGGGGCCAAGGGGCCCGACGAACCTCGGCCCGCTGACCACGTTGGTCACGGCGGCGCCGGGCGGGCAGCCGTAGTAGATGTGCTGCCCGCCTGAACCGGTGATGCAGGTGATGGTCTCAAAGACCCCATCGCCGAGCTGCTGGCGGATCTGGGCGAGCGATTCCTCGCCGCCCGACTTGGGGTCCACGTCGAGGACGACCAGCTCTGAGGGCTTGCAGGCGATGCCGATGTTGGCGTCGGGCCACATGCCCCACCAGGTGCGGATCTTGTCCTCGTCCGTGGTGGCCTCGGCCACCCCGTGGCGGGTGCGGGGGTGCTTGCCGATGGACCCACACTCCCGGTTGCCACACGAGCAGATGGTGGGCGTCCGGGGGGTGTGGAGCGGGAAGACGTGCCACCCGCGGCGCGCGTAGCTGAGCGCCGCGTCCAGCATCTGGCTGGCAGGCTGACGTCCTCCCGCCGGCATGGCGTCTCTTACTCCCACGGGTCGGATTCGGGCTGCCCGGCGTACGGGTCAGGGCGGCCGCCGCGGCGCGCCGGGATTTCTGGGTTCGGCCTTGCGGTTGTGGCTTGGGCCTGGCCATCTGGGTTGGCCCTGGAAGTAGTGGCTCGTGCCTGTCGCTGCGGTGACTGGGCCTGGCGCCGGGCGGGCTTGACCGCGGTCACGCGGGGGCGCATCTCCCCGGTCGACTGCGTGGGGCGATTCTCGACCATGATGCGGGCCCGCAGGCCGACCCACTCCCTCGGGTCGACGTGGATGGTGCCCTCCATGTCGAAGCCGAGGGCCTCCATGACCTCGAAGAGGCGGGACTTGTCGCTGAGGAAGCCATCGGTAAGAAACGCCTCCGGGAGAGTAATCCACTGGCGGATGGTCTCATCCCGGAAGTTCCCCGGCGCTTCAGACATCAGGCCACCCACCTGAATGCCCCAATCGAGCCAGAAGGTGGTCCGCGTTTTACCCGGGTTGAAGTTGTCTGGAGACTCGGTCGGTTCACCGACAGCCAAGACTTCCGCGTCGTACAGGTCATCCGGGATGTCCGGGATTGGGGGCGCCGACGAGCGCTCCGCGGTCCGTGCGATGGTGTCCCATGTCGACATGGTCATGACCTCCTGGCTGTTGACGGGAGCCACCCGTGATGTCACTCCTCAGGCTCGAAGTCCGGGATGTGCGGCAGGCGATGCTCGACCATGCAGGGCACCCAGGCGGGGCAGGCCTTAGCGGAGCACCACCAGCCGGTGGGGTTGGCGGTGAAGATGCCGGCATCGATGGCCCGCTCCACGTCGCCGACCACCGAGGCGTACCAGCCGACGTGCGACTCGTCCCGCCTGGTGCGGATGACCTCTTCGGCGCGCTTCGAGCCGGTGTCGATGAGGCGCGCGAACTCGAATTCCACGGAGTAACCCAACGCGAACGCGTACGCCGTGGGCTGCAGGTCGGTGTCGGCGGCGTCCTGCCCCATCCGCCGGGCGCCGGTCTTGATGTCGCCGACCACGTCGTTGGTTGTCACGTAGTCGATGAAGCCGACGAACTCCCGGCCGCTCGGCAGCTCGCGGGAGACGCGGAGCTGGACGGCTGCCGGCTGGATGAGCGGCGCGTGGCAGTGCATGTGGATGCGCGTCAGCTCGATGGCCGAGTCCAGCGACCTGGCCTGGTTACTCCCCTCCCAGTCCACCTCGTCCCGCCCGCCGGCCTCGTCGACCGCAATGCGAAACGCATCCTCAGCGACCTCCAGCACCTCGCCAACCGGCAGGTCGTCGTGGGTCTCGATTTTCTGACTGAGGTTGTGCGCTGCCGCACGGTCCACCGCCGTACCGCGGATGAGCGAGGCATTGGTACGGCGCGGGACGCCCTCTAAATAAAGGAAGGCCCACTGGCGCGGGCAGCGCAGGAATGTTGAGACCGACGAGTGGCTGAGGTGGTCGATGTCCTGGGGGCGCCGGGGGTAGGTCTTCATGGTCAATTCCTCCCGAGCCAGCGGCGCAGAGCAAACGCCGTCGTGCGCTCGACGTAGGGGACAACACGGTCGCCCCAGATGGTCCGCTCATCGGGTGAGGCGAGGCCGAACGTCTGTTCGAACTTCTGGACAAACCGCGGGTAGTAGGACTCCCACGGCTCGTCCGTCGCGACGAAGTAGAGAATCGGGTGCTGGAACTCACCAGAGGTCATCGCTCAGCTCCGCGTACAGGCGCTTGCGCGGCCAGTGAGCCTTCGGAAGGCGCCACTTGCCCGGCTGAATCTCCTCGTCGTCCCACCCCGCCCTGAATGTCCGCTCTGCCCCGCAGGCACGGCAGCGGCCGGAGACGTGGCTGTTGCCAGTCGGGGTATCGAGCGCCCAGCGGTGTCGGCAGGTGGTCGTGGTCATCGGTCCCCCCGGTCGAGCTGGATGAGCGCGGCGGCCAGGTAGATGGCCAGGTCGAGGGCCTCGTCGAGCGCCTCGTAGACCAGGTCGCGCTCGTCAACGGAGAGGTCCCATGCGCCGTACTGGGCGTGCCCGAGGGCGAGGCGCTGCTCGATGAGCCGGTTGAGTCGTGTGGACTCAGTTGCGATGCGCTCGACGCGCCCGGCGATGAGGTGTGCGATGGCTGGCTCATCCATGGCGACCTCCGTGTGACCCGATGACGTGGGTGGACCTTCCGTAGCTGGCTCTGCTTGCACTTTCAGGGTGCTCCTGCCACTAACTGGCTCTTCCTCACTGTGCTGCTAACGAAGGGTGGGTTGACCTTCAGCGTGATGGCTCTTCCGCGCGGGTTGCCCTGCGCCGGCAAGGCTTGCGCCGTGCCAAGACATAGGGGTTGCCCTTTTCGACTCGGCTCCTGGGCTGGTGCTCGGTTGGCTTGGGTTGACCTGACCACGAGAGGCTCTTCGTGCTGACGCCAAAGACTCTGGGTAGACCGGGGAAGTTCTGGCTCCGCGCACGGCACGCCATGCACCGAACGGATGGGTTCGCCTAACGAAGACGGCTGGTGGGGAGTTGCTGGGATTTGATGGGTTCACCTCCGCCTGGCCGGCTCCGCGCACACTGCTGCCATCATCCGGGTGCACCTCGGTTCGTCCGGCTCCCTGCGCATTGCTTAGACGTGACGGGTTGACCTGCAGGAAGGTGGCTCCGCGCGCATTGCTGATCATGAGTGGGTCGTCCTCCCGCACTGTGGCTCCGCGCGCGTTGCTCACCATCACTGGGTTGACCTTCACTGCAATGGCTCCGTGCGCTCCTTCGGGGCGGGTGGGCCTGGGGAACACTGGCTGGGCGATCGGTGCCACTACTGCGCGGGTGGGCCTTGGCAGGCTCGGCTTTGGTGGTGTGGCTACGTGGACCTGGGTTGACCTTCCGACGCGTGGCTCTGCGCGCGTTGCTCCACGGGCTTGGGTTGACCTAAATGCCTCCGGCTCCCCGCGCGTTGCTTCTTTCAGATGGGTTGACCTTCCGAGACATGGCTCCGCGCGCGTTGCTCGCTTTGCCTGGGTTGACCTGCATCCGAGTGGCTTCTTCCCCTGCGCTGTCACTTGCGGGTTTGCACCCTCGCCGTCTGGCTGCTCCCCAGCCCGCCCCGCAGAAGGGCAACAGGTCATCCCCATTTTGGCGGCTCGCGTGGACGCTGCTGACCGGCGGGTTGACCTCGGGTCACGTGGCTCCCCACGCACGAGCTGCCGGGTTGTCCCCACACCAGGCGGCTGGAGTGATGCTGCGATCGCAGGGTGGCCCACAGGACGATGGCTCAGTCGCACGGGTTCGCCACGCTGCCACGGCTCGTGCCAGTCACAAGACGCAGTGGGTGTGCCTATCTCGCCAGGCTCGCGGATGACGCATGGAGCGTTGGGTTGGCCTGCTCGCTTTGGCTGGCCACCTCCACATCCCGGCTTGGAGCTAAACTTGTCGGGTTGGCCCTTGTGGCGCTGGCTCCACGCCCCCGGGAATGGGTTGCCCTCCAGCGATCGGCTGGACCCGCTCGCGCTCGCTTCCCACACCGGGTAGCCCCTGTTCCTCAGGCTCGCGGCGCTCACTGCAGGTCCTCGATGTCGATGGGCTCATGGCGGATGATGCGGAGGATGGGCCCGAGCTCCAGCTCGGGGTAAAGGTCCGGGACCGGGTGGTCCTTCTCCCTCCACCCTTTGGTCATTGGCCAGTTGGGCGGCGCGATGAAGTCGTGGTGGCCAAGCTGCGAGATGGCGTACGGCTGCTCCCACGGCTCGTCCGACACTGACTCCCACGAGACCTGGGCGAAGTGACTGAGCAGCAGCTTGACGGTCCACCGGCGGGCCCGCCGGTCGATGTGCATCGGCACGAGCATGGCCCGCTTCGGGTCGGGAGTGCTGGCGAGGATGGCCCGGTTGATGGCGCCGTTGGCGGCAATCGGCGATTTGCCGAGCGCCATCAGGCCGAGCAGCTTTTCGGGGTCGACGGCGCCGGAGAGGAAGGCCTGCGAACCCTGGCTCTTCGCGTGCGGGAGCCGTGCCAGCGCCTGCTCGGCGTAGTGGCCCTGGATGTTGAGCAGCCACTCGCGAGCCTTCCTCTGCTCGTAGAGCTGGCGGTACCAGGCATTGCGCTGGCGAACCATCTGGTCGCCGGCGTAGTAGGCCATGAGGCGGAACTGCCGGTTGTACTTCGCCCGCCGCTCCGGGGTCAACCCCGCGTACGCCCAGAGGGACTGGGGCCGCCGGCAGTACTGGGGTGCGGACAGGGCGCACAGGCCGGAGGCGATGACGGGCCCGATGCCGGTGATAGTCAGCGCCCAGCGGCCACGCTCCGACGAGCGGGCGTACTGGCCGAGCACCCCGACCATGGCGTCTTCGAGCATTTCGAGGGCGCCCTCGAACGTGTCGAGCGTCAGGTTCGGCAGGTCCCGCTTGCGGAGGTCCTTGGCCTGGTTGCCCATGGCCACCCTGTGCTTCTGGAGTGCAAGGTAGCTGCTCACGAGGAACTTGGCCTCTGCCTCCGAGATGCGGTCACGGCGGGTGATGCGGCGCAGGTCGCGCAGCAGCGTCTGGCCTGGGGCGATTTCGACGTCGGTGATGTCTTTGAGGGTTGCGACTGCGGTCATTCCTGTCCTCCGGGGGAGAGATGGGGGGTGGACTTTGATGGGGCGTTACCACGCTCCGCCTTCCACGCCTCTTTCGCCGCTTGCAGAAGCAGCGACACGACCCGCGTGACACCTTCCGGGGTCGAGCCCTGCGGCAGCGTGACGCAGAGGTAGGCCTGCCGCGCGTTGCAGACGTGCACTACCCACTCGCCCTCCTCGTTGCGCGCGACAGCCACGTCGTGGTCGTCGAGGCCCTCGGCGTAGAGCGCCGTCTGCGCTGCAGCCCTCACGCTGTCGCGCGTCATTGCCGCACCTCCCGCACGAGGTCGCGGATGACGACGAATGCGCAGGCCAGCGCGCTCCCGACCAGTGCGACCTGGACGACGATGGTGGCGAGTTCGAGGCCGCTCACTGCCGCACCCCCGCCGCATCCCGCTGCATCGCGCGGATAGCCGAGGCGACAACCGCCCGGAACTCTGCCTCCGTGTGGGCTGGGTGGAGACGCAGGGAACCGATCGCACGCCATCCCGGCGTCCACAGCTCCAGCGCAACCTCGCGAGCCGTCACACGCAGCCCCGTGCCGACGGCGACCGGCATGCCTGGCTCCGTGTCGCACACCTCGTCCACGAGTTCGTCGATGATGATGTTGGCGAGCTCCTGCACCGCCCCGTCGTCAGCCGTGTCGACCTTGTGGTGCTGGATGACCTCGCGCATGAACACCGGCAATCGGTCGATGAGTGGCGCGCTCACCCGGCCACCTCCTCGACCCCGCGCCAAACGTCATCGATTTCGGCGTGGCGCGCGTTCTCCCATTTGTCGCGTTCGATGAGCTTGCTGGCGATGCGGCGGGCGCCGACCACGTCACCGGCAGCCAGCAACGCGTCGAGCGTGTCGAGCGCGGCCAGCTCCCACGTGTCGTGGCGGCTGAGCTCGTGGCGCAGGCTGATGGCCTGCACCCGTGCCTCCTCCAGGAGGCCGCTGGCGGTCGGTGGACGACCACGTGTCCGACGTGCGATCATGACTGTGTCCTCCTTAAGCCGGCGTCGGCGCCCAATGCCGGCGCCGGCGAATTTCCATCGACCACCCAGTCCACCCAATCCCTGCGGACCAGCACCCGCCGCCCAAGGCGCACGTGTGGCACCCACGGGCCGCCCTCCCGCGGGCGCCGGGTCCAGTCGTACAGAGCGGCTGGCGAGATGCCGAGGATTTCTGCAGCCTCGCGGATGGAGATGAGCGCTGCGTGCGGGCTCGACGGCGCGGTCATTTGCCCGCCTCCGCCAGAAATGCCTCCATCGGCACACCGAGCACCGGCGCGAGCCTTGCCACGTAGGTCCAGCTCAAGGTCCGCTTGCCATTGATGAGCCCGGAAAACACGTCCGGACGGATGCCTGCGCGCTCGGCAATCACCCGGTGGTACATGCCCGACTCGCGCACCATCTCGCGAAGCCGCTCGTTGCTCGGGAGCAATCGCGGTTGGGAAACAGCAACCATGGCACGGCAACGATGGCAGAACTTGGCCAGCATGTCAAGGGATTTCGACACAAAAATCAGGGTCCGGAGTAAACTCGCTCCGTGGCTTACCCGATTGCCAACCTGCTGCGCGACTACCTGGCCCGCGAGCGCATCACCCAGAAGCAGCTCGCTAGGTTGATTGAGGCCAACCCTTCGCAGATCAGTAACTGGCTATCTGGAGTATCCCGACCGTCCTACGCGAACGCGGTGAAGCTCGCTGAGGTTCTGGGCCTGCCCCTCCGTGATGTGCTTCGGGCAGCCGGGTACGACCTACCGGAGGACTCTCCGCGCACGGAGGTCCCGCCATGGCTCAGCAAGATTCTTTTGCAGCTCGATGAGAACCAACTGACGATAGTGGCGACGTTAGCGCAACAACTGCTGGAAAAGACCGTCTCGATGCGAGCCGCCGAGGACCCAGGGCGATATGACCAGGACACGCCGCCAGCCAGCTAGCCAGCTCGTCGCCGTCGGCGGCCTCGACCACGATAACCATCAGCTCACCCATCAGCCAGAACACCTGTTCGAGATGGCCGGCAGTGTACCAGCTCACCGGCGACGTATGCTGACGCCGCCACCAAAACGACACCCGGTGTCGCCGGGTTTTTGCTAACGTGCTGGCCCAAGGAGGACACCATGCAACGCTTTTTCTCCTACGTGGTCGTCGCCGCCGTCCTCGGCGCCATCGGGCTTGGCGTTTACCAGGCCATCGCCACCAACTGGGACAGCCTCCCCTTCGTATCTTCCGAGCCAGCCTGCGACACGGCTGCGGATGCCTCGCGCTGGCTCGACAGGCAGCGCGACCTGCGCGGTGACATCGAGGACTCCGCGCGGGTCATCCGGGCCGAGTACGACAGCTATCGGAAGGGCGGGAAAATCCCGGACTGGGACCAGGTTCTCTATCACGTGCGCAAAATCCAGGTCATCCTCGAACGCGACACAGGCAAACCGCCGTGCCAGCACGTCGAGTTTGCTGAGGCGATGATGGCCTGGCGTGAGCAGGTTAGAACAGCGACCCCAGGCGTCGAGCAATCAGCCATGTCCAGGAGCGCGGAGCGGTTCCTCGGCGCGTGGCCAGCGCTGGCATACGCCGTCGACAGCGCGCCGGATTTCCCCATCTCAGCCAACCCCTACTCGACCCGGTAGCACCATGCGCGGCAGCATCCAACGGCGCGGTGACCGCTCCTGGCGAATCAGCATCGAGCTGGAGCCGGACCCCGTGACCGGCCGGCGGCGCCGGGTAGGATGTCGGCGACTTCCGCGAGGTGCAGTCCGATGGAGGAGAAGCAGCCGGCGCCGCCACCCCCGCCGCCGAAGATCCCGGTGGCGCCGGAGCCGCTGAAGAAGGGAGCCGGGATTCCGCCGAGGCCTACAGCGCCGACACCGCCCAAAGAGCGATGAACAGCGCCTCGGCAGAGAAGCCGGCGAAGGCCGCAGTGACGAGCTGCGACTTCCGCCGTAGCCGTACGGAGTTCGCCGGCGCCGCCTCGCGCGCGGCGGTGTACACCATCGCGTAGCGCAGGTCCGCCGGCGCCTCCGTCCAGTGCTCGTCGAACAGCCGCCTGGCGTCGAAGGGGTTCGTGAACGTCTGCGGCCAGGCTGCTGCGATGCTTGCTGCCGCCGTGCAGAGGAAGGCGACCGCCGCCAGAACCAGCCACGGCGCCCACCCCGCCACACCAAGCGATGCGACCCCAAGCGTGACGCCGCCAGCTGCCAGCGCCTGGTAGGCCTTCGCGTCCAGCTGATTCCAGTCGGCCGACTGCTCCGAAATGCGGCGCATGAGCGCCTCGTACATCAGGGCCACCGTCTCCGGGTGCGGCGATTGGGCAGTGGCGGACGGCAGCTCCGGATGCTCGGACATGGCTCACCTCCTGCAGGTGCGGATGGTCGACGAGGATACCGGCCGCGCTCACGCTCCCGCCCTCCGCCAGGCGTCGTCGATCTCGGCGTGGCGGGCGTTCTCCCAGCGGTCGCGCTCCCGCAGCTTCCGGATGACGCGGCGCGCCTCGAGCAGCCGCCCCTCGGCAATGAGGATCTCGGCGACGTCGAGCGCCGCTGCCTCCCACTGGTCGTGGACGGCCAGCTCCTGCCGGAGGGCGATGGCCTGGACCCGGGCCTCTTCGAGGAGGCCCTGCTCGGACAGGGGCCGGCCGCGTGTGCGCTGTGCTATCATGATGTCGTACCTCCTAGAGAGCAGCCCCCGGGCGGCCACCCGGGGGCTGCGTCGTTCCTGAGAGCACCGATTCGACCCACTCGCGGCGGATGAGGACGCGGCGGCCGAGGCGGACGTGGGGGATGACGGGCTGGCCCTCGCGCTTGTGGTAGAGCCATTCGCGGAGCGCGCGTTCGGAGACGCGGAGGACGCGGGAGACTTCCGGGACGGTGAGGAGCGGGGCATCGGGCAGCCAATCGGCGGCGGTGGTCATGCGGCGTCCTCCCTTTCCTCCTCGCGAAGCACCTCCACCGGAACGGCGAGCACATCAGCGAGTCGCTCAGCCAGTGCGTCGGTCATCCGGCGTCGTCCGCTCATTACCATCGAGAGCTTCGGCGCAGCCGCCGCTGTTTTGACAAGCGGTGTGAGTTACCCCCGGCATCTCATCCCATGTCCGGCCGTCGAGGAGGCGGCCGGCCTGCCACTTACCCACACGGCGCCCGTCGGCATCGTGAGCGCCCCATTGCTTGAAGAAGAACGCCACCCCGACTCTGAGGCACTGGTCCCGGATGCCGCGCGCCCAGTCGGGATGCATCGGGCGCGCCTTCGGCCCAGACTCACCGCCGACGATGACCCAGTGAATCCCGGAGAGGTCCAGGTCGAGCGGGCCGAGGAGCGGCTCACAGGAGAGGAACCTGACCGCCGCAGGAACCTGCCGGATAGCGTCGGCACGCCATGCCCACCGCTGCAGCTCGATGGACGTCCCGAGCCAGATGTTCGGCGGCCACGGCAGCCGCGACGCCATCTGGGCAGCCCGCTGGGGCCGCTTCGTCAGCACCTGGAACTGGTGCCAGTGGGCCCGGCGCATGGTGTCGAAGACGGCGTAGATGAACTGGTCCGGAACGTCGTCGTGGAAGAGGTCGCTCATGCTGTTGACAAAGATCCGCCGCGGCCGCTTCCAGGAAAGCGGTACGTCTAGCCGCTCTGGTCGGAGGGTGAGGTCAAATCCGCGCTCGTAGGGATGGCCGGGTACGCCGCGAAACCGCTCCGCGAACGTCTCTGCGTAGCAATGGGCGCACCCCGGGCTGACCTTTGTGCAACCGGTCACAGGATTCCAGGTCGCGTCTGTCCATTCGATCCGGCTGTGGTCACTCATAGGCGTGCCTCCCGGCGGGCTACAGTACCATAGTACCATGCTCGGCCAAGGAGGCGACATCACATGACGCGTGGGGAGGCACCGCCTCCGAACCCGAGGCATGGGAGCATCTCGACACCCCCCGCGTCACCACCTGGCGCCTTCGCCGCGGCATCATAGAGGCCGCACCCACCCACCCGGCGGAGGCCCACCATGCGCGGCAGCATCCAGCGGCGCGGCAACCTCACCTGGCGCATCTCTATCGAGCTCGACCGCGACCCGGTGACGGGGCGCCGGCGGCGCCGCTCCGAGACGTTTCACGGGACGAAGCGCGACGCGGAGGCTCGCTTGGCCCAGCTCGTCCACGAGCACGAGACCGGCATCTCCGTCGACCCCTCGCGCATGACGGTCGCCGAGTGGCTCCGCCAGTGGCTCTCCCAGCACAGCCCCCGTCTGCGCGAGACGACGGCAGGACGCTACCGGGCCGCCGTCGAAAATCGCCTCATTCCAGCGCTCGGCAGGATGCGGCTGCAGGACCTGCGCCCGGCCCATGTCCAGGCGCTCTACGGCCGCTGGCTCGACGAGGGGCTGGTGCCGGCGACGGTGGCCAGCTATCACCGCATCCTCAGCCGGGCCCTGCGCGATGCCGTCCGGTTGCAGCTCGTCGGCCGGGCCGTGACGGAGGCAGTGATGGCTCCGACCGAGCGCAGCCGCCACCTCGACCTTGACCTCGACCTGGTCGCCCGCGTGCGGGACACCGTCGACGCCGAGCCGCAACCGTGGCGCGCCGTGGGCCTGCTCATCCTCCACACCGGCATGCGCCGCGGCGAGGTGTGCGGTCTGCAATGGTCCGACATCGACCTCGACCGCGGCACCGCAACCATCCGGCGGACACGGACGACTGCCTACACGGGGCGGGTGGTGGAAGGCCCACCCAAGACGCGCTCCGGCTCACGCACCGTGCCACTGATGCCCCCGGTCGTCGAGGCCCTGCGCGAATGGCGCCGGCAGCAGCTTGAGCAGCGGCTGGCTGCCGGCTCGGCGTGGGAGGGCGACGACTGGGTGCTGACCATGGATGCTGCCCCCGCGCGCCCGGATGCGGTGACCCACTGGTGGATGCGGACCGCGCGGAGGATGGGCGTGAGCATCCGGCTCCACGACCTCCGCCACATGGCGGCGACGGTCATGGCACAGGCAGGTGTCCCGCCGCGCGTCATCGCCGAGGTGCTTGGCCACGCCAGGGCGTCGTTCACCCTCGACGTGTACGCCGGCTCGCCCGACCTGGACGCCCTGCGCGACGCCCTCGGCGTCCTCGCCCGCGTCATCTCAGCAGCCCGCAAAGCCTGACAAATTCCCCGCCCGGCGCCGTCACATCGCGTGTCCTGCGAAACACTGGTCGCCGTCCGTAGCCAATCCGTAGCCAATTGCTAAGCCGCTTCAACAAAAAGGACCCGACTTATCGTCGAGTCCAGATTCAATTTTCGTGGAGCGGATGGCGGGAATCGAACCCGCGTCTCAACCTTGGGAAGGTAACCGGAACCTTTCACGGCGGTTCTACCGCCAGATTCAGCCTGAGCAATTTGAACCTGAAACCTGCCATTTCTGACGCTCGAAATCTGCCGGTGGAGTGGGCCTGGAGGGCCTGTTTGGCGACGAGGGTAACCAAAATGTCGCCAATGACACTATGGGCGGCATGCTGTTGCGTTGTGATCCGGTGATTGTTGTTTGCCGCAGCAACAACCACCACGTGTTACTTCTTCCTTCGTGGTCCCCCGGGCTTGCCGGGTATTCGTGCACGGAGGACTTGGAGGTCCGCCTCACTGAGCAGCCGACCACCACCGGCGACCGGCTGCCCGAGCCCGAGCTGATGGACGAGCTGGTGAACGCGTTGCTTGCTGACGCCGAGGCGCCGCGCCGCCTCGGCTTGGGTCATGAGCTGGGTCATTTGGCAACGGCAGAGACGGGCTCTGCGACGGTGATCCAGTTAGCGCCGGACTGGAGCCAGGCTTCACTGGTAAACTCCGGCTGTCCCTCGTAGACGTCGAACCCGCTGTAGTGCTCGTCATCGTAGACCCGGGCAACCCGCACCCGGAGGCTGCCGTCGGGTGCCTCGACCAGGACCGGCGTGAACTCGAAGGCATCAGCCACTGCCTGTCGCAGCTCGTCTGCGGTCACCTCGACTCGCTCCCCCCAGTCCGGGTTCACCATCCAGTATGTCTTCATCTCTTTGCCCTCCTTGGCCTGTCTCATCAGTGCCGGGCGGCCATTCCCGGCAGACTGGGCGATGTCGCCCAGTTTCGACGGTCGGCTAAAACCCCTTCGGCGGGTAGCCATCGACGATCTCCAGACCCACCTCGGCAGCGTGCCGGCCGACGATCTCGTCGAGCTGCGGGAGGATGCCGTTGGAGCGATTGGGGAGCCGGTACAGCCGCCAGACATCACCATCGACGCGGGAGATCATCATCGACCCCAGCGCTTTGTGGCTGCGGACCTTGCTCGGCTCAGTGCTACCGACAGGATGGGGGTCGATCTCGATGTAGCGATCGCGCAGGACCTGCTTGGCCTCAGTGAACCCGAGCAGGTCGTTCGCGCGCTCCCAGGCCCCCGGCGTGTACTGCGTCATCTCATCGAGCGTCCGCTGGATGTCCCACTCCCACGGGCGGACGACCGTCACGCCGTCGCGGCCATCGAAACGGTCGGCCTTCGTGGCCTCGACCTTCCAGCAGCGGTAGTCGGCGTCCCACTTGCCGCCGGCGGCCTTGATCTCGTCCTTGATGGGGTAGGTGTTGCCGGTGATGTATGCGGTGGTCATTGCTGTGTCCTCCTTGACCGTGTGTCCTCAGTATGACGCAATCTATAGACGCCGTCAACGGTTTTAGGCCCAGAATCCCCCGAGTTTTGTAAACTCTGTGTAAAATCCGAACCTCAGCTCACGGCCTGCACGACCACTGCGCCCACGCATCCCTGCCCAGCGCCAGGTCACGCTCGACAACCCGCAGCGCCACCCGCGCGTTGACCACCGGGTCCGCCCAGCGCGCCGGGTCCTCACCTGCCCAGGCGAACCACCCCAGCCAGAGCTGCATCAGCCCGCGCGAGCTCCCACCATCGCCCAGCGCCCATGGTGACCACCGCGACTCACACCACGCCACCGCCAGCGCCTGCTCGCGCATCTCCACCGGCCACCCGGCGACCTCCAGGACGGCCAGCATCTCGGCCCTGGTGAGCTGGCCGCCCTCCGCCGCGGTCCGCCGCGTCGCGGCCTCTGCCACCACGGCCGCCATCGACGTCGTCTCGCCCGGGTGCAGCCGATCATCCAGCTCCGGGCCCGGTGCGGTAACGTGCGCCGTCGGCGACGCGGTCACGACGGGCACAGGTGCCGCCATCGTGGCCGCGTCGCGCGCGCATCCACTGACCAGGCAGGCGAGGATGGGCAGTGTCCACGCCGCCCGCCTGCCCCTCAGACGCTCCCCCTGGACGATGGCTCACCCGGCGGACTCACCCCGGCGCGCCGCTGGGCCCGGACCTCGATGCCATACGCCGAGGCCACGACAGCAATGGCCGAGACCGCCCCTGTCGCCAGCCCGCGCACCGCCTGCTCGCCGATGGAGGTCCACCAGCCGGAATCCGTCAGCGCCCCCGCCGGCATGTCGGCCAACGACGTGAGCGGGCCGATGAGGCCGCTCAGCACAATCAGCATCACCACCGTCAGCGGTGTGACTCTCATGCATCACCCCCGACTGCCCCCGCCAGCCGGCGGGGGCTCACTCTTTTCCCAGGCCGCCGCCGTTGCTCTCGATCTTGTGCAGCGTGCGGGTCTGGTCACGTTGCAGCCGCAGCAGCTCGTCCTGCTGCTGGACCATCTTGTCCACCCGGTCAGCGAGGGTGTCGAAATGCTGGGCCATTTGGTCAAGCCGCTCGGTCAGCGTCTGCGTCGACTGGAGCAGCATCTGGATGAGCGTGTTGGCAGAGGTGAAGAGCGTCTGCGCGTCACTCGTCCGCACACTCCCGGCCTCGCGCCGTCGTTGCACCCATGCCGTCAGCCCGGCGCCGATGATGCCACCAATCGCCGCGATGACGGCCGCCGATGCTGAAATAGCCGCGATAGTCGAGTCGTCCACCTCACCCCACCTTCCCCGGCCACGTCGGCCGGCCGCTCGCGTCGTGGGTGTGTCTCGCCAGGGCCGCCTGCGTCTCGGCCAGCCCCTGCAGCACGACGATGTCCTGCGCCGTGAGCTGCCGCGCTTTCGCAAGGGCCTGGTCCACACTGGTGAAGTCCAGCCCGCTCCGGTCGCCGAACAGGATGGTGGCGACTCTCAACAACAGCTCGCGCTCCTGGTCCGTCATCTCGTCCTCTCCCCCTGATTTGGTCCGCGCAACGATCGCGGGAATGACCTCGACCCCGCGCCCTGGGCACGAGGTCGCCCATGCCGGGTCGACCACCCAGTCGCGATGGCCCTTGACCGGGACCTCTCGCCCAATACGCTGCCAGGCGTCGCGGACCGCCTCGGCGGCAGCGCCCTCTTCGAACGGCGACGGGACCCGGGCGGACAGGTCGCCGACGAAGGCAATGCCAACCAGCTCGTGGTTACGATTGGCCACATGGGCGCGCGCTCCCCAGCCGCAGCGGTAAACCCGCGCGGACGGGAAAACCGCGTAGTGGTAGCCGAACCCCTGCCAGCCCTTGTCCACGTGGTACCGGTCGATGGCGCGGATGTGGGCCCGCTCCTCCGCCTCGGTGGCCCACGGCGAGATGGTTGTCACGGTGTGGTGGATAGCCAGCCCGATGACCGTCCCCAGCGGCGCCCAGCCGCTGGGATTGGTCACCTCGCTCGTTGCGTCGATGATCATGCCATCACCCCCTCGGCGCGCAGCCTCTCGGCAATGCGCTGCTTGATGCGCTCCCGGACCTCCGGGTCGATGTCGAGCTCGATGGGCGTGATGACCACATTGCCCCGGCCACTCTCGGCGATGGCGACCGCGAGCCGGAATGCCTCGTTGCGGTCATCCACGTCGATGAGGTACCGGGCGCCGTTACGCTCCCACGTCACGGCCCACATCACGCCAGATCCACCATGTCGACGTACTGGAGGATGACCGTCGTTGTCCCGCCCGTGCGGCTCACCTCGACCACGCCGCCCTGTGGCACGTAGACCGGCACCGGCAGGGGGACGATCGCGCTCGCCGTTGCTGAGACATCGATCTCGGAAACGAGTGAGCCGTCAACACGGATACTCACAACCCCCGACGTCCCGCTTACCGCGACGCCCGTGATCAGGGACTCCGGCCAGCCTGTGCGTTGCGCTTGCAACAACACCGTGAAACCGGCGGTGTTGGTGTTTCCGTTGAACGTCACGAGCCCAGGATCAGCGCTCCCGAACACGGGTGCAGAAGCCAGCGCGGCACGCCAGCTTTGTGAGCTGGTCAAGGCATTGAAATGCTCGGTAAAACCCGTTGATGGCCATCCGCCGGTGATTGTGTTGCTCCCCATTTGCATCACGGAATGTAACGCTCGTCTGGCGTTGCTCAGCGTCACTGCTGGCGCATCAACCTGGCTTAACGTCACTCCGACGCCATCAGAAGCAAAAGACAAACTTGCATTGTATGGCACACCAAATCGCGCGCATAATGCCTGACCTGCAGCAGTGATGCTTATCGGTGTACCTGGGTCAGTGGTCCTAGTAAACAGGTAAAGCCACAGCCCCCCACCCGACGTTGACCACTGGAGAGACCAGCCGCTTGGTGTGGAAACTGTGCTAAACGCAGCTACCAGCAAGACGTAGAGGGCATCTCCACTGCCCGGCCTCGTGATTGAGATGTTGCTGAAGCTACTTGCTCCCGTGACAGCAGTCGGTGCGCCAAGGTCAGGGTACGACGTAACCGTTTGCCATGGCGTGACACTCACATAAGTCCCGCCGACGTTTGCGGTTGATACCCGGCGGATACGTTTTGCTGCCATCAGTCCCCCCACTGGACGGAGTTGGCCGTTCTTCAGCACCAACAACTGCCAATCGTTGGCAGTTTTGGGCTCAAGCATAAGCAGCGTCTGGAGAGGGCTGCCCGTGCTGATGCGGTGCTCAACTATCAGCGGCCAAGGCACCAGCCCCTGGCGCTGCAACCTGAGCACTGTCATGTCCTTGTCAGTCGCCTTATCACGCACCGCCAACTTCAACCCGCCGTCACCGGACGGGTCATTGACGATGAGCCCCCCGAAGCCAGCATTTGGCAGGTTCGGCGTCCCCAGGTAACTCATGGCGATCTCGCCGATCTGGTTCGTAAAGTCGTCGTCGCTGTACCAGCTCACTTTGCGGGTCAAGTAGCTGCCCGGCCCAACCTCGGCGATGGCAGGGCTCACGAGCTGCAACCCGTCGTTGCTGATGCGCGCGGCGTTGTCGCCAAAAAGCACAAACGGCAGAGGAGCCGACCGTACTGCCTGGAGCTGCTCGATGAATTTTTCGGTGACGTTGCCGTCGTTGGGCAGTTCCCGTCGCACGTTGGACACGTCAAGCGCCCAGCTATCGCCATCACCGGCAATGTCCCGCCGCGCGCTGACGATGTAGAGGTCGGAGCGGTCGATGGCCATCAACACCTCGTCCTGCCCCGTGGCCTTCCGCACACCGCCGCGATAGAGTACCCTGATGCTGTCGCCAACACGCCATCCTGATACCTGCGACAGCCCCGTCACGGTGAGCCGGTACGTCTCCAACGGTTGCTTGAGCTTGGTCAGCATGCTGACCGCCTCGTCGTAGAGCGCGTTTGCTGCTCGCTCCACATCCGCCGCAGACGTGCTCGCCGGCAGAATGTCGCGGAACTGGACCACCCGCTCGCGCACGCCGTAAGTTGACTCAGCCGCGGAATCTGCGATGTACCAGTAGGTTTTGCCATCTGGACCAGTGGCCGACTGCCGGGTGTACGGCGATGACCGCGTCGATTTTTCGATCGTGAGGAAGGGCGAGCTCCCAAGGACCCCTGTCTGCTGACCGAGCGGCACAATGCGCGTAACAACGTCGGAACCTTCAACGACCTGCTCAACCGACGTGATGAGCGCTACTGATGCTGACGGCGGCACCTCACTGGCGCCGACGGCGATGATGCTCGGCGTTCCGCCGAACGAGTTCACGTCGATGGTTTGCGCGACAGAGTTTTCCCGCAGCGAGAGCCCGAAGAGCTCCGCGATAGCCTGCAGCGCGTCCCAGATGGACCGGCCATCAAAGCGAATGCTCAGGGTCGTCGTTGGGCTGGCGATGGAGCCTGATGTCCATCCGGTGCCAGACAGCAGCGTGCTGACCGCGGACGAGAGCGTCACCGCAGAAAACGTCCGCCCGAGCAGAGTGGTTTTCCAAGCCAGCGCACGCGCAACCGACCCGCCGGCAACCGTCAGGACCATCTGGTCGCCTCGCTGCATGGTCGAGACCTGCTCGACAAAGCCGCGAAAGACCTCGCCCTCGCCGTCAACGAAAAACCGGATCTGTCTGCCGACCGTGACATTGGTGAGCGCGTCCTTTGTGGCAGCAAACTCAGCAGTAAAGGTCGAGATGCGGTCCAGGCTCTGCGTGTAGCTGAGCCTCAGCACATTGACGATCGGGGGAGCCTCAACGGCCTGTCCGCCATTGCCGTAGAGCCGCGCCATGACCCGTGGCATCAGGCATACCTCGCAAAGAACGACCACTCGACGGTCACGTTTGGTGAGCCGCCCGTCGTCAGGGTGAACGAGTTCGCCCCGGGGGCGAGCCGCATCATGCCAACCTGCCCTGACCCGAGTGAGGCAAACTGCCAGTCACTGGCATACGTCGCCCCGTCATTGGTCGACCACTCGACCGCCCATCTGCCAGTATCGATGCGGATTTCGTGGTCCGCGTGAGTCAGGTCGCGCGTCGTCGAAATGGTGAACCCGGTCGTGGTGTTTGCCAACGAGGGGTCGTTGGTCGGTCCCGCCGAGTTTGCGCGCAGGCGAAACACCACAGCGTCGACGGCGACATCGCCGGGGTTGGTAATCGTGAATGCATGCGATGTGGTCGTCGCCGTCGTTGACCCCGTTGTCGGAGTCAGGGCCTCCCAGTGTGAGAGCCGCCGAAATTCGAGGTTGACGGGAAGAGTTAGGCCTTGCCCCGGAGACCTGGTGATCAACGGCATCATCGCCGGCCTGGCAAGCGCCCGGCGCTCGGTCCCATCAGCGTCACGCCTGATGAGGTACCCTCGACCGATGCGCAGGAGCTTCGCCCGGATTGCCGAGTACTCCGTCTCAAGCGCAGCCTCGGTCGCCCCACGAATCAGCCAGCTAACCCGCTCCGCTGCAGGCGCAAGAGGAGCAACACCGGAGCCCCATCCGTCGAACGCCCAGTCGGCCGCGGCCACCGATTCCAGCGACAGGCGGAACTGCTCGTCGGTCTGCCAGTTGTACGCTGCCCCGCCGAACGTCACGACCTGAGAGCCATCAACAGACTCGAACCGTACAAGTCGCCGTGTCGTCATAGTGCGATCCCTGCACCGAGCATCCCAAATGCAAGCCCGCGCCCGACACTCGCCGCCGCCTCAGGGCTGCTGGCATACACACTGTCAATCTGGACCGTAACCTGCGGGGGCCCGCCCCACCACCCAGCGTTACTGACCGCGTTCGCCCACTGCTGCGGCGTGCCAAACGCGCCAAGATTCCACGGCTCAACCCACGCCTTCGCCACCGGGTCCCACACCATCTCGACCCCGTGCGCGCCACGTGGCGGTTTGCCGCCATTCATCCGCCAGTCATATTCGCCGGCCGGGGTCAATCCCTCAGGCATCACCGGCCCGGCGCCAGGAGTTCCCCACCCGCCCTGGGGTGCGGTCATGGCGGCTGCGATGTCGCGAGCGAGCTGCGCCGCTGCCCAGTTCGAGACACCATTGCCCTGGTAAAACCCCACCTGCAACTCGTGCAGCCGCTGGCCAAGGGACACGCGGAGGGCGTCATTCCCGACCGCGGCAATGGCCTTGCTGAGTTCGCTGAACATGGCCTCGATGTCCGCGTCGCTCATGACCTTGCCCTTGTCCAGGTTGGTCAGGAGCTTGTCGGCGAGCTTGAGCATCTTCTCACTGACCAGTGAGCCCGTGCCCTTGTTGCTCCCGAGCGGGTCGAGCTGCCCCTTGATTTGCCCGGCAAGGTTGATGATGGCCGCGTTGGCCACCCCCAGCCCCTGCTCCAGCTCGACCTGCATGTTGTGGATGGCCTGCTGGATGCTCATGCGCAGGGTGTCGTCCATCACGGCGCCAGCAGCCCTGGTGAGCTGCTCGAAGATGGCCATGATGTCGTCGCGCGACAGCTCGACGCCCTTTTCGAGGTTGGCAGTGAGTTCCGTCGAAATGCGCGCCATCGCAGCCCGCATCTCGTCGATGATGCCGACCGCGATGCCCTGGCCGATGGGCTTACCGACCTCATCCCGCGCAACCTTGGAGGGCGAGGAGATGCCGAGCGCGCTCTTCACCAGCCCCATGATGTTGTTGGCGGCCTGCTGAATTTTGGATGCAACGCTTGGCGATGACATACCCTGTGCAACGCCCTCACCAATGGCCTGCCCGACTGTCTGTCCTCGCCACTGAGCGGTTTGCTCGCTGGCCAAGGCTGCATCCAAGAGCGCCTCACCCGCCTCGCGGGTCGGCTGCATCTGCGCGTAAATGCCATCGGCGATACCATCCCCGATGGCCGTGCCGCTGCGGATGGCGAGCTGATACCACTCCTCCGGCGTCAGGTCGTCACGGAGCAGGTCGAGCAATTCCCGGAATCGCTTGGCGTCGCCATCGGTCAGCGCGCGGTAGGCCTCGCCGATGCGCCGCAAGACGTCGATCTGCTCCTCCTGCGAGCGGCCGGTCTTCTGCATTGCCTCAAGGAGCCCGGCGTACCCCTCCGGCCCCATTGCCTTGACCAGCCATTCCTGCATGCCCTTGATGGCCTCGGCGTTCGACTCGTACCCCTCGCGCTGCGCCTCGACGGCCTTGATCTGGGCCTCAAGGGTGGCCATGTAGTCTTTTTCAGCCGCAGTCAGCGACTCCTTCCGTGCTGCAAGGTCGTCGTACTGCTCTTTGAGCACGGCGAGCTGGAAGCCGAGCGCCTGGTACTCGGGGTTGCTCGCTGCGAACCGGTCAGCCAGCTTTTTCAGGGCGGCGTCAAGCCGGTCAGCCCCGCCAGCGGCCTCAACAAAGGCTGCGCCGAGGTCCTTATACGTCGGCGTTGAGGAGGTGGTGAGCCAAGCCGCCTCCCGGGTCGCGTCCTGCATGTCCTTGTAGCGCTGGATGAGCAGGTCGTTCGAGCTGGCCAACGACCGGTTGATGAACTCGTGCTGCTGCATCACCGCGACGATGTTGGTCTCGGCATCGAACACCTTCTGCAGCTCTGGCGGGAGCTGGCGATACACATCGGCCAAGACGAGCGCGTCGACCCCTTGCTGCTTCATCCACTTGGCGGTGGCAGCGACACTCTCTTTAAGGGCCTCCATCTCAATGCCAAGCTCGCGCGCCGCCTTGCTCGGCTGCTGCCACACCGGCAGACCCTTTTCCATCACCTGATTAGCAGCGGTCTGCGCCTGCTCGAAAGCCCTGGTCTTCTCGGTGAGAAGTCCCATCACGACCGTAAACTGGTCAGCATCCTTCCCGGCCGCCTGGAGTCGCGTCTCGATCTCCTTCATCGCCGCCGCGGCGCGTTTCTGGCCCTCAACATCGCCAAACAGCCAGTCGAAAATGCCGTGCCCGGTGGTTTTCTGGAGCAACAGGTCGAGCCCGACGGCCAGTGCCCCGATGCCGGCGGTGACCCCAGTCAACCCCGCAGAGAGCGTCAGAGTGCCTGCCCGCATGGCCTTGAATGCGTCGACCAGCGCCATCGTTGCCTTCGTCGCCGGCCCGATGGCGATGGTCAGCGCCCCCATGCCGAGCGCAAGCGCCTGCGTGGAGGACGGTAGCCCGCTCAGAACGTTGACCACCTGCGTGGCACCACCGGCCACGTCAGTCAGTGATGGCAGGACCATGCTCCCGATGCCGATGGCCATCGTCTCCAGGGAGCCCTTGAGCTCCTCGACCTGCCCCTTGAGGTTGCCCATCCGCTGCCGGGCGACCTCGGAGGCGTCCGTGTCCCTCATCTTGTTCGACAAGGCTTCGAACTCGTCGCCCGTCATGCGCATCAGGCCGGCGGCGGTCCGGTAGGCGTCGTTGCCGAAGATAGTCTTCAGCGCGACCGTCTGCTGCTGCTCGCTCAACCCGCCGAGCTTGTCGTGCAGCTCCTGCACGATTTCCTTCATCGGTTTGAGCTGGCCCTGCGCGTTGTAGAAGCTCAGGCCAAGCTCCTCCATCGTCGCCTTGGCCTTTTCACTGTTGCCAGACAGCGCCGTCAGGAACGTCTTGAAGCTCGTGCCAGCGTCGGCGCCGGACGAGAAGTACTGCGCCGTGGCGGCGATTGCGGCGCTGAAATCCTGGAAGCTGACGCCGGCCGCCGCCGCCACGCCGCCACCCTGGGCGATGGCCAACCCGAGGTCCTCGACCCCGAACCGCGAGACGTTCGCCGCCCCGGCCAGCCGGTTGACGACATCCGTGAGGTCGCTGGTGCGCAGCTCCCACACGCTCATCGCCGTAGAGGCGATGTTGGCCGCAGTCACCAGGTCCGTCCCGCCCGCCGCGGCAAGGTCTGCCGCCGCCCTCGCCGCCCCGCCCATGATGTCGCGGGTGGCGATGCCATTGGCGGCAAGCACCTCCATAGCTCCGGCCGCCTGGCTGGCCGAGAACATCGTCTCGGCGCCGATTTTCTTGGCCTCGCTGATGAGGCCGGACATCTCCTGCTTGGTGGCGCCAGCAACGGCGCCCACCTGGTCCATGGCGTGCTCGAAGTCCATCGCCGTCTTGACGGCCATCGCGAAGCCACCAACGCCAGCCGCGCCCAGGCCGAGCAAGGCGGTCTTGGCCGCGTTGCTCGCCGAGAAGAGGCCGCCCTTGATCTCCTCGCCAAGGTCGCGGATTTCCTGGCGCGCCCCGCCGGTGTCCGCCTTGACGACAACCCGGACCTCGTTAGCCATTGCCGATTACCCCCGCCTCTTCAAGCAGCGCCACATGCCGCAGCACCCACGCCGGCGCCTCGGCCGCCGTGTCAGGCGTCCACGCGGGATACAGCCGGCAGAGCCTGTGCAGCATCATGGCCTCCTCTAGCTCGGGAGGGATGACGATAGGGCGGCCAGTGTCGGGATGGGGTCCGCCCGGGGCGGCTCGCCAGAGGGCGAGCTCCCGGGCGAGGTGGGGTCCACCCCGCTCACCGCCTGCCGCCACTGCGGAATGAGGCGGATGCAGAGGTCAGCGGGGAGCATGGTGAGCATGGCCTCAGCCGTGCATTCCACCGGTTCCCCGCCAACCTCGGCATTCCATGATGGTTTGACAGCCTCGAACCACTCGCGGAAGAGCAGCTCGAATGCCTCACCGCCGTCATCGTCGGCGTTGGCCACCTCCGCCGCCCGCTTTTGGATGCGGAAGAGGGCGCGGATGGGCACCGTGGCCGAGCAGCGGATTTCGAGGCCCTTGTACGGGCCATCGAATTCGAGCACCACCTCGCGCGGCAGCTCGAAGCCCATCGCTTAGCTCCAGGCCGGGACGGTGCCGTCAGCGAGCTGGCCGGGCGCCGACCACGTCAGGCCACCGCCAGCTTCACGGCTCATCGAGTAGTCGGTGAAGAGCACTTCGGCCGCGATGGTCTGGCCGCTGTGGGTGATGGTGACCGTCCGGCCGACCTGGTTGGTCGCCAGCGTCCGGTAGTTCTTCAGGACCGCGTGCGACATGTTCGCCGCGTCGTTGAAGATGCCGTTGAGGGTTACCGAGAAGTCCGCGAGCAGGTGGATGCGCTCGCGGGCGGACTTGTCCACGCCCGTGACGTCCTGCACGTCGCTCGGCATCGCCCATTGCAAGTTCGTAATGTCGTTCGAGATGTTGCGCTGGGTGCCGGCCGAGTCGTCGACCTGCACCGACAGCCCAAGCCCGCTTTCCTTAGCCATTGATTAGCCTCCCTGCACGGTATGCACCGTCGTTGAACTCGTCCCGCCAGCTCTCCCAGCGGGGGTGTCGGATGAGCCGGCCGCGCCTCTGCTGGAGGTACTCCGGCTCCCGCTCCACGGGCAGGCGATGCTCGCGGAAGCACCGCTGGCCCGGCTCGAAGACGTACGCCTCCAGCCCGGCCGGCTGCCCAACATCTTCGCCACGGGCGACGCGGTACCGCCGGCCCGACCGCTGCACTGCCATCCGCAGCTCGGGGTAACGCGAATGACTCGGGTCCAGGAGCGTCACCCAACCCTGCAGGTAGTGCACGCAGTCGACCTCCTCGCACGTGGCCTCCCGCCAGTGCGTCGGTACCGGCCGCCGGATGGCGAAAACCTCCATCGCTACACCTCAAGCGGTTCGCGAGTGAGAACAACCACAAACTTGAGCTGCGAGAACGTCCCCGTAGTCCGCACCCGCAGGTAACGCTCCACCGCCGCCGTCTTGGACGCCGATTTCGCCACGTAAGCCCCCGGCGCGGTGAGCGACGTGAACGATGCCAGCGTGGCCCACGGGTCGCCGCCGCCATCGTCTTGCGACTCCTCGATGAGCACCGTGGGGTTGCCCGACGTGAGACTGATGACCTGGAGGTACGCGGCCCACCCGGTCGACGTCCCCGCCCCGTTGTCCACCGAGGCGCCGGAGGTGGCGTTCGCGTCCGTGCGGATGCCCGGCGTGAGCTGGGTGCACCAGTCGAGGCCGTTGCGCCCGCTCAAGCACTGGACCGTGAACGTCAGGCCACCGGCAGCCTCCCGTGACCAGTCGAAGTTCACCTGCCTGGCGACCATCGCCGCCGCCTGGTTGCCCAGCCCCTGCCCCCGCAGGTAGGTGACGATGCGCTCCTCCGGCGTGCGCGGTGTTTTGAGTGCTGTGAATACGGCGCCCGGGTCATCGCGCCAGAAGCCGGTGAACGAGATTTCTCCATCCGCCAGGCCGTAGATGCGTTCCCGCCCGCCGGACGAGATGGCCGTCACGTCGATGGCCTCAGAGCTCAGTCCGATCTTGCTGATGGCGCCCACGTCACCGCTCGCGTCATACCCGGCGACGAACAGCCGGTCGCCGATGCCAGATTGCTTAGCCATTCACGGCCTCCCCCTCGTAGTCGTCGACCAACACGTCAAACAGGAGCTGGTGATACAGCGGCGCCGCCTGCCCCCCAACTGCCACCCCGTCCGCCAGCGGCGCGATGACCCGCGATGCCGGGGTCATCGTCAGCCGCGTGATCAGCCCACCGAGCGTCGAGTCTGCCCGCAGCGCCGTCTTGACCGCCCGCAGGGTGTCGGCCATCTCCACGTCCAAGCGCTTCGTCTCGCTCTGCGCCGACCTGGCCACCCACGCCAACACCACACCGAAGCGGTGCGTGGTCATGACGTTTGCCAGTGTCTCCTCCTCGGAGTCCTCGCCGTCCCACCACACCGCCGCCAGCCGCGAGACGTCCGGCGCCTGGAGGCCGACACCCGTGACGACCACGTCGAAACGCTTCCGCCCGTACGGGCCCGTCTGCGCGGCCACCGCGTCCAGCTTCGTCTTCAGCGCGTCGATGACATCCTCGATGTCAATCACGACAGCGCCTCCACGATGGGCGGGGCGAAGATGCCCTGCTTCTTCACCTTGTTGAGGGCGTAAATGGTGCGGGCGTAAAAGTCACTCGTCCTGCGCAGCCGGCGCCCTTTGCGCTCGCCGAACGCCAGCCATGACCTGGTCGGGCGGTTGTTGTGGCTCTCCAGCACGCTCCGGTGCCAGATGCGGCGCTGTCGTACTTTGCCCTTCTTTGTCGTATATGTCTCAAGGCCGCCCCGCCGCACCGAGATGATCCCACCCCACACGTCAGTCGGCGTGATGAACACGTACCCGGCCGTCCCTTGTTTCCTCCGCTGGATGACCCGGATGCTCGAAATCGTTTTCCCCGTGCGAACCAGGTGATAGTTGAGCATCGAGTACTTCATCGTTTCGGCGCCGATTTCACCCAGCGCAAGCAACCCCTGGGCGACGGCATCGTGCATCCGCTTGCCGGCGTCAGGCTGGAAGAGCGGACCGTTCACGTCGACCTTGACCAGGCTCATGCCACACCTACCCGCCGATAACTCACCAGCAGCGACCTGATGGCAGACCACGCCGTGGACGACCGCGACGGGAACCCTGTCCCACCGACGTCCGTCATCACCACCGAGCCCTGCCAGCCCGACAGCTCGTCCCAGCTCATCCGCCCCACCCATGCGAGCAGCGCCCTGGTCAGCGCCGGGGGCGGTTCCACCACCGACACCGCCGCCGTCGTATGACCGACCGCGGTCGTGCCATTGATGCCGCGGACAACGGTGACCGTCGAGCCGCTGACCGCCTCCACCGCCATCCGCTCAGCGCCGACCAGGATGGTGTCGCCCGGCCAGATGATGTCCGTCACCGGCCCGCTCATGGTCAGCACGGTCGCCGAGGCGTCGGCGGTCAGGGTCACCCCCGTCGAAATCACCCCATGCGGGATGCCCAGCGTCCCGGTCAGCTTGAGCGCACGCGGCCACGTGGGGATTGCGCCGAGCGCACCACCCGGCAAGAGCCGGATTCGCCAGTAGGGCTTGCCCACATCCGGGCCCTCGGTTGGCTCCATGACGTAGTCAGAGCTCGTCAGCGTGAGGTCGTACGTACCGTCCGCGTCCGTGTCCGCCACCAGCGAATCCACCGAGACGACCGGCGTCGACAGGTAGGCCACCTTGCCCCACTCGTTGGCGTGGCAGGGGCGCGTGAGCGAGATGTACGTCTCGCCCCGGCGCTCGTAAGCCGGGTAGCCGATGTAGTTGTCGACCGCCCGGCTCATCTGCTCGGCGATGTCGAGCAGGCGCTCGTCCTCGCCCGTGTGGTCTGAGCCAAGGTTCGCCGCGCGGCGGAGCTGCGGGAGCCTGGCGTAGAGATTCATCGCCGGCGCCCCCTCGGCGCCGGCCGCGTCACGCTGCCAGCAGCAGTCTGCTCCTCACCACCTCCGCCAGCAGCGACCGGCTCAAACGACCCCGGCGAATCACGCAGCAGGAACTCCGCGAACTCGTCGGGGACGCTGATGGTCTCGCCCTTGCGATAGGCCAGCGGGCCGGCCTGGTAGTCTGCCACCACCCGCAGCTCAGCCATCCATCACCTCCGGAGCTGGTGGGAGGGGGGCTCTCCCCCAGACCCCCCTCCCACCGGGTGGGGTTAGTCAGACGTCACGTTGTACACGCCAGCCGCGACATCAGCGCCCCAGCGCTGGAAGCCCTGCCGCGTGTACAGCTCGATGAGGAACTGGTCGGTCCGCTGGACCCGGTCCATGAACATCTGCATCGACCGGTACTCCCCACGGAGCCAGCCGCGCACGTTCACGACCGTGAGCTGGCCGAGCGTGTTGTTCGCCGGGGTCGCCGACAGCTTGCCGTCGGCCTCCGTCTTGGCGGCATACGCCGGCGAGATGACCGGGATACCGAAGATCGACCCGACCTGGCCGGTCAGGATGCTGGCCTGCGGCCCGAACTTGTCGACCGTCAGGAACTCGGGAAGCTGCATGAGCTTGGTCACCAGCCCGCGGTTGACCACGATCCGGAGGTTCTCCCGGTCGCTCGCCCAGTCGATGTTGTCGAGGGCGTTGACCGAGTTGCCGAGGCCCGCAAGTTTGGCGATGGCCGCGGCGATGTTGGCCAGCGTGATGCCGCCGCCGGTGCCGTTCACGCCGTTACCGGCATCGTCCACCAGCCAGTAGTGGCGAATGCCGTCGAACGCCAGGTAGTGCCGTGACGCGGCCGGGGCTGCGTCGTCGCTGTTGATGTTGCCGGTGCCCGCGTTGGTCGTGTCGCCGTTGTAGACGGCGCTGCCGAGATAGAGCGCGTAGGCCTCGCCAAGCTTTTGTCGCAGGAGCTCCGCAAACCCAACGATGGAGTCCTCGTTGAGTTCAGCGCTCCAAATCTGCTGAATCGTGAACTTCTTCGCCGTCAGCGTCCGGCGTCCGCTGCCAGTCTTGCTCGTCGCATACGGCGTCACGTTGGCGTCCACTGACTCGCCAACGAGCAGCATCTCCGGCAGCGAGCCGTCGATCGGCACGTAGGTCGTCGGCGCCGTCATCGTGATGGACGGGATGGCCGCCAGCAGCGAGTCGCGATTGCGGGCCGCCTGCCACAGGTCCTGCACGTACTGGGCGCCAATGAGCTCAGCACCAAACCCGGTCTCCTGCGTGTCCATCGCGCGGGTCCGCGGGGCGGTCATCGCATCATCCGAGACCGACTCCCGCACGACCTGCGGAGGTGGCATCAGCTCGAACATATACGCGCGCCAGACCCGCTGGAGCTCCTCGCTCATCTGGATGTCGACCGGGCGCTCCCGCAGCTTGCGGGCCCCCTCGATGAGCTGCCCAACCAGCTCAAGGTTGGCGCGGATGCGCCGCTCGTTCTCCTCGCGGCCCTGGTCGTTTCGCCACCAGAACGCCTCATGCGCCGTCCGAACACGGTCCGTCGCCGCAGCCCGCACGCCCGGCAGCAGCGACGTATCGCGCTGCACCTCGCCAGTCGACTCATCCGCCGGCTTTTCCTCAGGCTTCCGCTCAGCCACTTCGCGCAGCGCCCCGATGTCGCCACGCATCTCCCGAATCTCCCCGGCCAGGTCAGCCAGCCCGTCCCGCAGCGCGGCAGCGAGCTCGACCACCGGGTCGGCCACCATCTGCTCCGTCATCTCCCCCTCCTCGAGGTCATCTCCCGGATGGCGCCCGCGATGGCCAGCAGGCGGCGGGCGCCCTCATCCCCGCCTGCCGGCGCCGGTGCCAGCTCTCTCAGCTCCACCGGCGAACCGTCCGCTCGCGTGACCAGGGCCCCAGGGTCCGCAGGGACCGGGACGTACGAGACCTCCAGCAGCTCGTGGCCTTCGACGAACACGAGGACGTCACGGGGCTTCCCGTCCGGTCCTTTCGCCTGTCGCCACTCAACTTTGCCGGGGAGCCACCGCACACTGGTCGCGTTCACGAAGCCCCCGCGCACCAGCTCAAACACCTGCTGCGCCTGGGGGTGGTCGGCGAACTCGTGCTCCTGCATCAGCGCGCCGTCTTCCGCCCACGTCCTCACCGTCCGCGCGATGGGCAGCGAGCGGTCGTCGTGCGCCCACAGGACCACGGGATTTCGCGCATACGCGTCCAGCCGCCAGCCGCCCACCTCGATGATTGCCCCGTCACGGGCAACCGCCGAGGTTGAGACGACCGCGGTGACACGCCGCGATTCCTCGTCGACCCCACGGACGAACCCTGAAACTTGCAGCCTTTCGGCCACGCCGAGCCTCCGCGCTCTGAGGCCCGACGACCGCTCTCTCCTGAGAGCCGTCCCCCGCCGTTAGCGGGGTCTGAGCAATGGGCCGATTACCTGGTCCGCGATGGACCGCTTGCCCGAGTCGCCGTCATGATGCCGCCTCCGCTTCGCCCCTCGCAAAGGGCGCGCGGACGCTCACCTCCACACTGCAATCACGGCATTTGACCCGCACCGAGCCATGCCGAACCTCAGCGAGGAACCTCCCACACCGTGGGCATCGCACCGTCATGGGCTCAGACCCCCGTCGCCTGTGGCGCCTGGTCACGCAGCGGCTCCATGTCCTCCAGCTCGCGGATTTCGTCCACCGTGATGGCCCCCAGCTCCGCCAAACCCCGGTAGTACTCCACCCGCTGCGTTGAGTTCCCCCTCAACAGCCCGCGGATGTCGAACTTTGCGTACTGCGGTCGGCTCAGGAGTTGGTCTGACAACGCCTGCTCGAATCTGGTAATCCACGGCTGCAACGTCACCTGCACGAACTGGATCATCCTGTCTTGCACGTTCGCGTAGGTCAGGCCAGCTCCCTCGCTGGACGCCGCAATCATCTCCGGCGGCACGAGGAACATCCGCGCGATGTCCACCGTCTGGTAGCGCCGCGTCTCCAGCGCCTGGAGGTCATCCGGGTTGATACTCACGGGCTGCCACTTCGCCTCGCTCGAAAGCACGAGCACTCTGGCCCGGTCGCCGTGCCGCTCCTCGAACCGCTGCGCGATCTCCTCCGCCATGTCCGCCGTGATGTCCGCCCCGATGCTCAGCACGCCGCTCGGCGTCCCGCCGTTGCCAAGGATGCGCGCCGCCGACCGCTCCGCCACGTACGCCAGCCCGATGCCCTGCGAAGCCATCGCAATCGGCGACAGGCCCTTCACCCCGTCGATGCCGAAGCCCCTGACGTGAACGATGTTCCCGCCATCCGCCCACCCGAGCTGCGGCTCGGTCCCGTCGATGAGGTACGTCAGCCGTCCCCGTCGGTCGCGTCCGCCCGGCTGAACCCGCGCCGGGTCGATCGGCCACAGCTCTGCCGGGCGCCGCCGCCCCTGGTTGTCCACCGCCTCCGCGACGTAGACATACGCGTTCCCGGTCAGCACCGCGTGGCCGATAACCGTCTCCCAAAACTCGACCCGCGTGACCTCCGGATTCGGCCTGCCCCACAGGAACGCCGTGTCCGGCGTCCTCACCATCTCTCGGCCACCAGACGGCAGCCGCCGGTACACGTGCAGCGGCAGCGACGCGATGCTGCGCGAGATGATGTTCACGCAGGCATAGACCGCCGAAACCCGCAGCGCTAACTCGCGGTCGACCACTACACCTGCATCCGACCGCAACAGCCGGTCCAGCGGCAGCAGCGCCAGCCCACCGGGGCGATTGAGCTGCGCCGGGTACGCCCGCGCCAGCCCCCCCGCCAGTGCTCGCAGGATCATCACGACCTCCTCAGCAAATTGCCGTACACCGCGAGCACGACACCCGCGAATGCCAGCGCGATGGACTCATCATATCGCCAGATGGCCGCCGTCATGAGGCCGAACCCGGCCGGCTCCAGCAGCACCACCAGCCCCGTCACGAACCGCCTCAAACGCTTGCCCATGCCATCACCACCGGGCGCCGCTTGACGACCTTCGCCCACTGCAGGCCGTAGCACACGTTGACCATCGCCATCGCCACGTCCATCGGCCGCCCACGGGCCCGCTTGGCCAAGAAGTATCCACCGGTCCGGTCCTCCTTCATCCGCGCATTGAGCAGGTGGCGCCGCACCACCGGGTCACACCAGTGCAGCCGCCCCTCGACGATTAGCTGGTGGAGGAGCGCCGTTGCCCCGGTCCGCCGCTCCCCTTGGGCGTAAATGTGCTCACACAGCAACCCCTCAGCACTGAGGTCCTGCTCCAACAACTTTGAGTGCCACGGGTCGAAGACGTTCGACGCCACGTCCAGCTCACGATTCCACCTCCTGATCTCCTGCGCCACCTCGTCCAGCGGAATCTCCCAGTCCGGGTCGGGCTTCCCGTCCGGCCGCATCGGCGCCGCCCAGTCCCGCGCCCGCACAAACAGGCACGCCGGCCCGCGGTGACCGCACGGCCGCGCATCATCGTCCCGGTACTGGCCTACGACCACCGCCGTCGTGTCCCGCCGCTCCGAGAGGTCGATGCCCACGATCGACGGCGTGCGCGGGTCCAGCTCGAACTCGTCCAACCTGCAGGCATCCACCTGCTTCGGCGTAACGAATGCCGCCTCGCTCAGGTCGACCCACTGGTTGAGGTACAGCCGCCGGAAGTAGGCCTCCGGATTTCTGACCAATTCTCCCCGGTAGAACTCCTCGTCCATGATGTACCCGAACGACGGGTTCGCGATGCGCCATGCCTCCGGGTCGTCCACCTCGCAGTCAGCCGGCGCCTCCCACCAGCGGAAGAAAAACGTCGGGTCCTCCACCTCCCCCGCTTCGATGCGCTTGCCCAGATCGTAGAGCTGGTAACACCGGCTCCGCTCCAGGTCCGACCCAGCCGTCGTGATGGCGAGGATGAGGCCATTTGGGCGGGCCCCCATCGACGTTGTCAGCGCCTGGTAGAGCTCGTCCGCCTCCCCGGCGCCCCACACGTGCAGCTCGTCGAGGATGACGCCCGCGGGGTTGAGACCGTGCTTCGTCGTGCCCTTGGAGCTGAGACGCTGGATGAACTGGTACGGGTTGCCGGAACGCATCAGCCGCGGGCTCGACTGCTGCCGCCCCTCCGGCACCTGCACCATTGCCGCCAGCGACTCCGACAGCTCGCACATCCGTCGTGCCTTTTCGAACACGACGTCCGCCTGCTCCTCGCTTGCCGCCGCACAGTACACCGACGCGCTGGGGTCCCCCTGCCCGAACGCCATCCACAGCGCCACCGCCGCCGCCAGCTCCGACTTGCCGTTCTTCCGGCCGACGCCAATCAACGCGAAACGGTACCGGCGCCGCATCGTCTCCGGGTCGACCTCAAACAGCTCCAGCAGCAGCCGCTGCTGCCAAGGCAGGAGTCGCATCGGCTCGCCCAGCCACACCGAATCGACGAACACGCAGTGCCCCTCGACCCACCGGATCACCTCGTCGCCGACCGTCGCGAACTCCCGCCCCGTCCGCGGATCACGTACCCAGCGCACCGAGGTCCAGGACCTCCTCCCCAGCCTCCAGCCGCTCCGGCTGCCGCTCCTTCGCCCGCTCCGCGTTGCCCTTCTCCGCCTCGTTGTACGTGACGTTCAGCCGGAAGCGGCTCTGCGGCGTCAACCCGAACCGCTCCTCGAACTTGGCGATGCGCTCGCGCGTCTCCGCGTAGATCGCCCACAGCGGGTGCCGCACCAGCGCCCCGCGTCCCTGGATGACCGGCTCCTTCCGCAGCTTCGCCAGCGTCGTCTCCAGGATGTCGATATCGGTCAGCCAGTTGAGGAGCGCCTCGCGGTCCGCGTCCGGGTCAATCGCCGCCGACACCCGCGACCGCCACAGCGCGTCCCACGCCTCCCGCGCCCGCCGCCTCGTCCGTGGAATTCCTTTGAGTGGAAACGGTGGCGCCACCCGCTCCGCCGGCACCACCACCTGCAGCCCCTTCATCCGCGACGGCCGCTTGAACAGCAGCTGGTCCGGATGCTTCTGCCGCACATTGGCCATTGAGCTCTCCCCCGATAGTGCACGTGCGCCAGGCGCCACGCGCGGCCCTCTTCGTGGCCTCCCGGCTCGAAAAAACCGGGAGGCCACACGCCTCGTCATCCGCGGCCGACGACGCCTCAGTCGGGTGGGGGGAGAGTCACCCGCTCGTCGTCAGCCGCTCCTAATCACTTCCTGCCATCACAGCGCCCTCCTAGGTTGAATGCTGCGCAAACCGTCCTGAGGTTGTCCAGCGCGTCCGAACCACCCCGCGACACCGGGACGATGTGGTCGACGTGGTGGTGCCTGGGGTGCGGGCACGGCCGCCCGCACAGCACGCACCGATGGCCGTCCCGCTCCAACACCATCGGCACGATGCGGGTCGACCATGCCCAGCCACGCGACCGCGTCCGCTCCGTCTTCGACCGACACGCCGAGCAGCGCGAGCGCCCTCGGATGAGGACGCCACAGCCCAGGCACCGGCGCAGCCCACCCGCCACCTCACACCACCTCCTGCCGAATCCACCGGAACTTCCGGTCCACCACCCGCCCCACCCACAGCTCACACGTCGTGTGCGGGCCGCGCGGGATGGCCCGGAGCTCCTCCTTGATGGCCTCGATGAGGTAGGGGCGGAGGGACCGTCCACTGTCCCGCTTGACCTGGATGAGGCGAACCCCAAGGGGACCGATGGCCACCAGGTCCACCGGGCTCTTCGAGGCCGCGGACCGGATGACCAGGTAGCCGGCGGCCTCCAGCTCACGTGCCGCCCGCAGCTCGGCCGCTGTGCCGAGCGCCTTGCTGTTGTTGCCGCGAACGCTCATGCCACCTCCTCCTCCACCGCCGCAACAGCCAGATCCCGCTCCATCCCGAACAGCGACCGATACCACCCGTCGTAATGCTCCTTGGCCCTGAAGGACATCCCATGGACCGGGCACCACCACCATGCGCGATGCCGGATAGCCGGCGGCTCGGGCGAGCACTCGCGGCACCACAGCAGCTCGCCAGTCGTCTCGATGTAGCTGATGGCGTGCTCAAGCTGGCAGATGTCCGCCAGCAACATGGCCAGCCGGCGCCCGTTTCGCTCCGACGGGTTCCTCGCCGTCGCCGGCACCCCGCGGGCCAGGAGATCAAGCATCGACCACCAGCGCGCGCGGAGGTCGGCAAGCTGGGCTTCGGGGGTCATCGCTCCACCCCCTCACACCACGGCCATGCGACAAGTTGAGACCTGTTCCAACCA